GACATGATATCAAAACTGTCGTCTATTGAGAAACCGGATCAGATCAGTAGCAGCGACGCATAGTTTCCTTTGACCGCTGATCTGAGTTTAAGAAAGTAAGGGGCGCATCCATCAAGCGCCCCAAAGGAACAAACCGCCGGATTATTCCTTTAGCGCTTACGCTACGAGAAGAACGCCATTGTCGCTTCGGTCGCCGCCACCCGAGGCAACCAGCACGCCGCCGTAAGGCTTACGAGCGGATGAATATAGGGCATCACAGAGTCTCCTTCCTGCAGGCGGCGACGCCTGCGCGTAGTTTGCTATAATCCACCAGCCGCCAAGGCCACACTGCCCCCGGCGGGGCCGCGTCGAGTTCGTTGGCCAACTGGCGCTCCTCCGCGTCTTGATAGCGTGGCAAGGGCAGCAGATCGCAGCTACCCGCCGGAGCGACGCAGGTGCTCAGCAAGCTCAGCAGGGGTACGAGGCGCAGAATCTTGGGCATCTCTGATCCTTTTTGCCGTATCGAGGGAGAGTTGAAGGGCGTCCCGCTCAGCCGCGAGCCGCCCGGATCGGCGCGCCAGCGCGACCACCAGCCCCAGAAGGGCGATGGCCGCGCCAAGGCCGATGATCGGCCCCCAGCTCATGCCGGGGGCGTATCCTTGGTGAGAATCGCGATAGCTGCCGCAACAGCAACGCCCGCTGTAGCAATCGCCTCCTTAGCCTCCGGCGATACCGCCACGCCAACGGCCGACAGCAGGCCAACAACACCAAGCCAAGTGCTGCGTTCGGCCAATCGATCGAACAACCAGTTCATTTGATTTCCTTTCAGGATTTCAGAAGGTTAGGACAAGGCCCGATTGGCCGCGTCCCAATACAAAGCGACCGGGTAATAATCCCCCAGCCCGTTTTCATGGCGCACGATGACGCGCATGAGCTTGACCCAGGTTTCCGCGTCGCAGCGCAAGGTTGCGTCCGCATCGACCCCGAGAAACTGCGAGACAGCCGAGACATAGGCCCCGGTGTCGTTTTCAGTCGGCGGCGCGTACCGGGCGATCATGCGCCGCACCGTTACGTCGCCATATTTGCGGTAATAGGTCCGCAGCACGCGCCCCAAGGCCCGCAGGCCCCAGACCGGCGCATCGAACACCAGAAATTCGGCGTCACCGGATTGGTCCAAACTTTGGCCCTGCCAAGGCGGAGGCTTGCCGATCCTGCGAATGTTGCCGGGGTTGTTATTCCGCAGGCCACGCGGTAAGCGCTTTGGGGCCGTTGGCGCGCGGGGCGGTCGAGGTTGTGTCGTCATCGATTCCTCATAAAAAAAGCCGCCCGAAGGCAGCGCTTGCAGATTTGAAAAGAAGCCCGCAGGTTAGTCCGCCGGGCGGGGTGCGCCATCGTCGGGGGCGATGCGGTCTAAAATCCGGTCTAAGATTTCATCGAAAACGCGCGGGCCGAGATAGCCCAGCACAATCGCGAGTGAAAATACCGTGTCGGGCGAAAGTTTGGCCCATTGGCCGAGCCCAACGCCCACCATGCCCATGCCGTAGGCCGTTGGAAGCTCCCACACCAACCCCCAGGAAATAGCCCGCCGCCGCCCGGAACGCACAGCGCGGGCGTGTTTGATCAGCGCCCCAAGCACCCCGCCCGCCGCCGCCGAACCAACGCCGGTTGTCAGGGTGGAAGCCACCTCTTGCAGCCAGCCCCCTAAATTAAAATCTGCCATGTCGCCCCCTAGACCGTCTGATTATCGATAAGATTGAGGGCGGTTAGCGCGGCCAGCAGCGCTGGCACCGTCGCCTCAGTCACCACGGGCCGAAAAACTCCCGCACCCCCAAAAAATGTGAGCTTATTTGCCCCGGTACCGACGGCAACAGTCCCCGCGCCCTTGGCGAAAAGTTCGGCATTATGATCGGCATCCGGCCCCGCTGCCGTGAATTTCGCAGGCGCGCCGGTAGCCGCCTCGACCGCAAAAGCGCCCGTCCCCTTCGGCTTAACGACCGCATCGATATTCTCATCCGCCCCGCGCGCTTCGATTTTTGGGGATGCACCCGCAACAGCGCCCACAGCTTGCAGACCATTGACCTCAAGCGCGACGTGCTGAACCGCCCAAGCGGGGATCGCCGTGGCACTGTAGGAATCGGCTGCATACCAGCCAAAGTAGGAACTGGCGGGCTGGATCATCCGAACATTGGTTTGCTCACCGGACGGCCCACGAAGAGTGACCCTTAGCGCCGCCAGGTCGAAGCTATCGGGGGACAACCAGCGCCAGAGCCGTTTTTGCGGACCCCAAGCGATTGAGTGCATACCCCCCGTCGCCGGATTTGCACCATTGACCGGCGTATGCTCAGCCCCCAGGTGAAATTCGGAGCCGACAACCGGCCCGCCACCAATGGATGTGCGTGCAGGGAGGCTGATGAACGTATAATCAACCCCGTTCCAGCGACTGTAAAAGTTAATCGCCCCGTAGGTTTTCCAAAGCGCGCCCCAGCCGTACTGTGCATCCGCCGACTGGTGGCGCATCAGCGGCACCGTATCCGAAGGCCCCGCCCCGCCCGTGCTGGAAACCGTGCTGCTTATAGCTTCCGGCAGCGCCTGCCAATCAACCGGGAAGTTCGCGGGTTTGCCACTCACATTATCCCAGGCAATTCCCAGCGCCGCCAAAAACTGCGTGCGGGTGCAGCGCACCTCCTGCCCCGACGATACGTCGAGAATCCTTATCCAATCGCCATCTTCCACCAGCTCGGTTGCGGGCGGATAGGATAAGATCGGTTGCGTGGTGGGCTCCCCCGCAGCCCCGCCCCCGGCATAGGGCGGAATCCGCGGGGGTTCGGGCGGCGCGCCGGGGGTGGTCTCGCCAAGCGTTGCCACCCAAAACCCGGTGCCGAGGGCGTCCGCAACCGTGTCGGGCGCAAAATCCAACCCTTCTTGGGTGTAGCGATTATAGAGGATCGTCATGCTGTTGGACCCTCCGGCGCGGGCGGAGCTGGCGGGGTAATGCGCCCTGTCAGGGGATCGCGCACCCAGCAACCTGCGGCAGGCCGTGCGCCCAATCCTCGACCGCGTGATAGGTGAGGCCCGGCACAAAATCGCCCGGTAGCGGGCCGACGAGGCAGTTCTCGACAACATTTGAGCCCGGTTGAAACCCTGCGTAGATCATGCCCATTCCTCCCATTCTACCAATGCACCGCCGTCTTGGCCGACCGATAGGTGAAACCGCTGATAGGTCTGTGGATCGTAGTTTCGGGCAGAGTTGCTGAGCCGCCCACCCCGCCCCACCACAAAGGCCAGCAGCGCGCCGGGGGGCGCTTCTAACCGCTTCTCCTCCCCGGCATAGCCGCCGAGCATCACCAACGGGTTGCTGCTGATACCGGGGGAGGTTCCCACGGGCGCAAAGAACGCGCGGCTGCCGCCTCCACCGACGCGGGTGCCCCCCAGGTCAACCCCCGGCGCGCCAGCAACCGCCGCAGCGCCGCTGAGACTATTGGCGCTGTCTAGGGTTAAAATCTCAGGGCCGCTGGTAACGCTTTCGGGTTGCGCCGACAGTGACCCTGCCGCCGCCGCCCCAAGCCCAAGCGCCTGGGTTGCCGTCGCTGCAAGCCGCTGGTAACGGCCCGAGCCTGGATGCGGGCTCAAGCTGTTGGGCGCGATTGATGAACCGATCACAATCAGCATATCTCCATGCGCGCCGCCGCCCACCAGCCGCAGCGCCGCGCCCTCCTTTTGCGGCAATCGCAGCAACGCCAAGGGAAAGCGGTACGCAAACAGCATCATGTCTTGAGAACTATCGGGGTAGATATAGCGCAACAGCCCGTAAATCGCGCCATCGCGATAATAGGTCAGCGCGCTAACCCCCCGTGCGGCGTAAGAAAACACGTAAGTATCGACTATAGTAGGATCGACCTGGGCCAGTAGATGTTCGGTGCTCGGGGGAACAATGGTGCCCTTATAGGTCAAATCATTGTCTAGAACCGCATATGCGCCGAGGCGCAAGTGCAGAATATAGCAGCGTAACGCCGCGTCATAATCCACCCGCGAGGCTGTACAACCGAAGCAGAGCCGATTACCCAGGTGCCGCCGTGATCGAGCGAATAATACCAGCGGGATTGGTGGAAGCAGAACAGCACGCCATTAACAAGGATCATGTGCCCCCAGGGCGCGGCGCTGCCAGCGCTATCCAGCGCAATCAGCGTGTAGCTCACGCCATCATCGACCGAGCGCAGAATGCGCGGCACCCCTGCCAGCAGGCAGGACACCACGATTGCCGCAGGCCGCGTTCCTGCCGCCGGGATCGAGACGGCATCGATGACGCGCAGCGGGTTCCCGGCGGAAATTGCGGCTTCCGGCAGCGCCGCATAGGTAATGGCATCGGTCGATTGGCAAATCTGGTTGCGGTTTTCAAGGTCGCGCCCGAAGGCCAGAACCTTGGTGCCACTGGGGCTCACCACGACCGCCCCCACCCCGTTCGGGGTTGCGCCAATCGGCAAGGCGCGCGCGCCGTCATAGCTCGCCGTGCCGTCCGAAGCGATGCTGAAGGTAATCAACGCATCGGCCACGCCTTGCGCCAGTGCCACCTTGTTCCAGGGGCCAAGGGCATAGGGCGCACTCACGGTTAAGCTGCTTCCATTTGCCGCCGTGGCGTAATAGTCCGCACCGCCCAAGCGCACGAGGTTGACGCCCGCACCGCCGCCGATATTGCCCACCGAGGGCACCCACGCAAACCCACGCACCAGCGCGTGCCGCGCCATCGGCCCGCGCAACCCGTAGAGATATTGACCGTAGGAACTGGCAGATGCGCTCGGCACTTGGCCGAACACCCCGGAAATCACCGTTGGGCGGAAACGGTTATGCGACCCTGCCCAAGTAACGCCGGTGTTGCAGGTGCCGAGATAGAGCTTTTCGTTAAGCTCCAGCGGCGGCAGGGTTTCTTGACCCGTACCATCGGTGCTGAGCGTTGAATTATAGGGCAGAACGGTTTGACCCGTGGGCAAAGTAAAACTGAAATACTTCGATTTTTTGACCCGGATACGATCACTCAGCATTGCTATAATCCATTCACACGAAAGTTAACCTCGGCGCGGGATGACACAACATCCACGAACATTCCCGCTTGCAGCACTTCGGCATTTTCGCGCCAGGTGCGGCCCGGCGGCAGGGCGTAATCCCGCACGATCCAATCGTCTTCACCCGCCGCGCCGTAATAGGCGCGCACGGCGATATAGGCCGTTTCCGGGCCGTCATTATACGCGCTGATTCGCGCGGAAATGACCGATGCGCCGGTTGGCACGGTCAGCAGATTGACAGGGGTGTTTACCTCCCCCAACGCAATGCGCCGGGAGGCTGGAACGGTGGCGCTCATCTGGTCCTCGCTAGATTTGAGACATAGCCATCCAGCGCACCCACGTCGCCATAACCGGCGCGCGGAAGTCGATGGAAACGCTGTTGGTGGCGGGGTTTTCGGTGACGGTCACGCCCTCGCCGGTAAAATCCAGCACCGCGCGCGGCGCTGCCGTGGGAATGCCGTTGCCCTTGACCAGAATCGTGCTGCCGCTGCCCTCGAGCCCGTCGCGCCCCCGCCGTCCCGATGGGCCGATGTGCCAGTCGGCATAAGTGCCAAGGCCGATAATGTCGTCGTCAGCAATGACGATTTGCATGGCCCCGGTAGCGGATTATAGGCCGTCACCAGCCCGCCCATGCGCCGGTTGCCGGGGTCGCCTGAGCTCGCAAGCGCCACGCTCATGCCCGGCACAAAATCCAGCCCGGTTTGGGTTGTGAGGCTCTTGACGCCCGCCGAAAGCGTAAGCGCCGTGGTGCTGGTGCCCGTCGCCCCGCTCACCATCGCCGCCGCTGCTGCGGCCGCAACCGCCGCGCTTTGGGCGGTTTGGGCTGCGGTTGCCGAGGTTGCGGCCTGGGTGGCACTGGTGGCGGCCGCATTGGCGGAGGCTTGCGCCGCCGTGGCCGTGGCTTCGATTCCGGCAACCTGTTCAGGCACGGCATTCGCAACCGTGACGAAATCCGCCAGCGCCGCCGGAAAATTAAGGCGATGCCCGTAATTTGCCATCCCGAAAGGATTGCCGGGATCGGCATAATTACGGTCGTTATACAGCACGAGCCGCGCCAAAGACGCCGCCAAGGCCGCCGGATCAATGGGCATTACAGTACCTCTTGCAGATTAAGGGCTAAGGCCCGGCGGGCGTGGAAAACGATCTTTTGCAAACCAAGGGTGGCATTGCGCGCAAAGAAGGCCGACCGATGGGCTTCCAGCACATCCAGCGGTTTCATTTCCCACCAAAACGGCGCGACCGTATCGGCCTGCCGTTGGAATTCGAAGAATTTGGACGCGGCCCAGGATTCGGGGGCAAGGTCAATCGGGCCTTGAAAACTGCGCCCCTTGGCCCGCCGTTCGGTCGAGATCGCGCCGCTTTCCGCCTCGATGCGCAGGGAGCGCGACTGATAGCCGAAATCCGCGCCATAACCGAAATTGACCGGCAAGCGCATGGTTTCGGCCACCTCGATCAACCCATGCTGCACATAGCCCGCCGGGTTGCCTTCGTCCCAAATGTCGATTTCGATGCGGCGGACCATCACCGGCGGATCGACCAAAACCCGCGCATTCCAGACAAGGCCCGCAAGTTCCGACGCCCGAAACCCGCCGGTCCAAAAATTTTCGTCTTCCCATTCTAAGGTTCCGGCGGGGTAGGCCACGCCCCACACATTGCCGCGCGGCTTTTCCCACACCAGCAGCGCCCCGGCTTCATCGCCGAAAAACCGCACCCGCCATTGCGATGAAATGGACCAATTGTGCGCAATCGCGACCAACAGACCAACGCGGGTCAGTTCGGGCAGAATCCCGACGAGCCGGGTAGACGCCGGAGCCAGATCGACCGAGCGCGCCACCTCCCCTAACGATACATCGCCCGTATCCCCGAGGACTGCCACCGTGCGGCTATTGGTAACTGGATACTCGGTGCGCCAAGCGCCGCCGCTCCAAAGAATACCATCGGTCGCGCGCGGCCACCCGAGCAGGGCGTTATGGGGCCGGGCGTTGGGATAATAGAGCCCCGTCATCCCCACACCATAAGGTCAAGGTGCCCGCTCGCCCGGTCCCCCGCCACGTCCAACACGCGGTAGCGTTTACCGGTCAACCCGAAGCGCCGATGGTAGAGGCGAATGACGCTCATCAAATCCACCGCTGCCACCCGGTCCGGGCTGGTAACGCAGGAAACCCGCCAGGCCCGCCGCCGCCCTTTAACCAGGCCAAAGCGCCGCGTGCCCTCGGCTTCCGCCGCTGTTTTTTCGACCAGCAGCGAGCGGAACTCAAGGCTGCGGCCCGTGGGGTAGAGGGTTTTAACGCCTTCGTCTTTTTCGGTCGCGGTGCGCCATTCTTGCGAGAGAAACGCCAAACGCTCCGGCTGATCTTCATAGACCGTTGCCGCCATCGAATTACGATCGAGCGGCGACCAGCAGCGGCCCCAACTGAGTTTCATTTCATAGGCAGGCAGCGGCCAAGGGGCCGGTTGCAGGTCGACAATATCCGCCTCCCCCAGCGCCAGCGCCCCGCCATCGCGTAACGTCAACACCGGCTCCCCCGCCGGTTCGGCAAACTGCGCAATGCGCCACTGCCCCGCCGCCGTCACCCAATAAACCGCGCCCAGCGATTCGGCGATGGCATCCAGGGCGTCCCGCCGGGTCATGCCGTCGAGACCGGCCCAAAAACCGATCCCGCCCGGCGCGGCCGCATCCAGCGCCGCCACGTCCGCCGCGTTCACATCAGCAGCCGCAATGCCGCACCGGCCCGTCAACAGGCGCTGCCACACCTGCCCCACCGTGCGCGCCGCCGCATTCGCGCCTTCCGCCAAATCAGCCGAGACAGCCCCCGTGGCGGGAAAGCCGATGCGAAAGAACGTGCCTTCCGCCCCCCCATACCAGTCAAATTTTCCGGCCTCGGGATCGGTCGAAAGCAGCAGCGCCAAGGAGCCGCGGTTAAGGCCAACGCCCAAGGCATTGCCCTTGTCGTAAACCGCCGTGACCGATACCGCCCGGTCCGCCACCTGATAGACATGCTTGGGGATATTCACCGCAATCGCGGGCGCATCCTTAACCAGCCCATAGGCCACCGGCTTGCGCTTGCCTTTCAGGTCCGCCTCGGTGCCTTCAACGCCTTCGGGCGCAATGTTCGACCCGGCAAAATCGCTTTCCGTTAGGGGATCGTCCAAAAACGCCAGCGGGTCACGCAAGGTAAAACTAAGGTTCGTGCGCGACGGCTCGACCGTGGCGACCTGCCCCGTCAGCACTGGCACGAAGCTGCTGTACGGCGCTGCCGCATCGGCCCCCAGCAGCAGCCGCGCCCCGGCGCGCCCCTCGATTGCCACCCCCTCGGCAATCAGCCAATCAAACCGGCCCGTGTTCATCACGGGCAGGGATGCCACGGCAAGTTTTGCGGCCCCAAAGCTTTCACCGCCGCTCATGGCCGTGCGCGTATACATCGGCACCAGGGCCGAATCGCCGTCGCGCTGGATCACGCCCCGGTAAAAACCGGGGGCGCTGGGGTGGTTATAATCCGCGCTGGCAAGGCGCAAGATTTCATCTGCCGCAGCGCCAGGGCGGCGCACGGGGATTTCCGCTAACAAAAGGGTCATTTTACCGTCCCGCTACGAGTTTTTGCTTGTTCGTCGCCAAGGCGACCGCCCCCATCGCCGACCGCACCCCTTGCAGCGCCTCAAGGCTTTGGTCGCCCGACGCCGCGATAACATCGACCAGCCCGTCGAATTTTTGCGCCAGCCGATCAACTGCCGCGACGACTGCCGCATCACCGCCCGCCCCCGCCGCCGGTGCCGGACGGTAAACCGGCCTCGGCGGCACCGTTGGCAGGCGGCCCGTGCTATTGATCGATTGCAGGAAGGGCAGCGTGTTTTGATTGACCGAGGGGGCGGTGATAACAAACTCCCCGCCCGCCAGCGCAATATCCCCGCCACCCGCATAGCGCGCGCGGACCGAATCGACGCCCCACACGCCATTACCCACCGCCCCCCCCTTGGCATAGCCGGGGATAATGCCGCCCGTTGCCATGCCATTGGCTTTTTCGGCAATCAGGATATTCGCTGGATCAAACTTACCCGCCGCCGCCTGCCTAAGTGCCTCGTCCATTGTCAGATTATTAGCCTGCAAGAACTCCGAAAAGACACGATCGCTGTTAGCCATAGTGGACTTCCACTCATCGTAACCCGAGTAGATTTTTCCACTAGCCCCGACGAAATTAAAACCACCCCCATCGGCCCGGCTTGCGCCGCCGTTATTCATAAAATCTTGACCTGTTCGGAAGTAAATATCCTGACTAAAGCCAACATTTTGAGCTAGGCGCGCCCAAGCATCCTTTTTCTCTTGGCTCCATTCAGAATATGTCGTGTTGTCCTGACCCACCACGTCAAGCCCGCCGCCGAGCAAGCCCACGGGCCGCCCATCGGAGCCAACGGCGGGCCGGTTGCTGTTGGCCGCTGCTGCTGCCGCAGATTTGCCCGCCGTCACCGCCGCCGCCAGCGCATTGAACCCCGTCGCCAGATCACTTTGAGCAGCGGTCCAACGGGCCAAGGACTCCATCATGCCAGACGTCAGCGTGTTGATACTCGCCAACTGCCGTTCGCCCGTGCGGGCCACTTCCTCGCGCTGCTGCTGGAGCAGCTCGATTTGGGTATCGAACTGTTTCGACTGCGCTTCCAGCGTCGCAAGCTGGGCTTCTGCCACCTGCAAGGGCGTTTTGATCTTGCCTAAGGCCCCGTCAAGCTGGCCTTGGACTTTGGTATAGTCGGCAACATAGCCGGGGGTACTGGCGTTATACTCCTTGCTGATTGCCAGGAACTGCCGCGCCAGCGGCTCCCATTCGCGCAACGCCTCGATATCGCCCGCCATGCCGCGCGTATAGAGCGCATCCATCCGGCTCATGGCCTCGCCGCGCCGCTGCCCCGTCGAGAGAATCGACAGGCCCGCGTCCAACTTCAAATCCTGTTGGAATTTTTCCAGCGAATCCCGCAGCCCATCCAAGGCCGCCGTTTGGGTTTTGATTGCCGAGATTTGCGCATCGACCGACGCTTTTTGATCCTGAACGCCGCGAATTTGCCGGTCCAAGGCTTCCAGCAGGTCGCGCTGATAGCCCTGGAACTCCAACTGTGCCCGCTCGCCCGCCAGCACCCGCTGAAGATCGGCCTGGGTTCCCGCCGGGGCGGCTGCCAGTTGGGCAGCGGCCCGTTGGTCGAAATCGAATAAAGACCTTTCCCGATCCTGCTGGCGAACCCCCAGCGCCCGGCTTTGCAGATCGGCCACCATTTGCGCCATGGCATCGCTCGCGCGCTGCTGCGCTTCGGTGAGGCCGTTGATGCGGTTGGCGTATTGCTCGACAATGGCCTGTTGCTTGAGCCCAAAAAGCTGTTCGATCAGCGCAATACCCTGCTGATTCCCAATGGCTTTCGCCTCGGCAATCGCTTGGGCCTTCCATTTTTCCAGGTCCGCCAGCGCCGCCGCGCGCGGGTCGGTAAGCCCCTGGATTTCGCGGCTGAGCCCCGCGTTCTGATCGCCCACCAGTTTCACGCGCGCGGCTTCTGTCGCCGCCGCCAATTTCGCCGCCGTCTGTTCCGCCGTCAGGCCGAAATCCAACAACACGTCTTTCAGCGCGGCAATATTGGCTTTGGCTTGCTCAAAGGCCAGGGCATAGCCCGATAGCGGTTCAACGGCTTTGGTCAGGCCCAAGGCCCCATCCATCATGGACCGCAGCGCCGCGTTCACCTCTTCGGCCGTCGCTTGCCCCAGGCCCACGGCTTTATCGCGGAACTGCGTGCCCCAGGCTTGCAGCCCCGCCGCCGCATCCTTGGCGTTCTTCGCAATCTCTGCCGCTTGGCTCTTCATCGGGTCGAGACCCGATTTGAGCAAGGTCATGCTGTCGGCAAAACCCTTGGCGAAATCGAGATCGGCCTTAATGCCTTCAAGGCTGGTCGCGGTCGATTTCTTCAAGGCGGTTGCGACATTATCGGCAACGCCCGTCAGGGGCAGGTTTTTAAGAGCGGAGACCGTGACGGCAGAAATCGCTTCGGCGACCGTCTGGTATTCGGTCGATTCGGATAGGCCCTCACCCACCGCCCGAAAGCGCTGCTTGCCGCCCGAGGCATCGTAGGAGATGCCATAGACCTGACCACCCGTCCCGGCCCCAACACTCCCGCCGGTCATGCTTTTCACGGTCGCATTGATGGCATCGATCGCGGCTTGCCCCATGGGGGTTGCGCCGCTCGTGTCCATATGCTTGCCGGTGACTTTACCGAGACTGAGGCCTTCGGCCCCATTCATAATCTCGATACCCATGCCGGGGTGTTTTACTTTATTGCCCATGCCGCCCAACAGCGAGGCGACGAGGCTAACCCCCATGCCGATCGGGCCGAAAGCGGGGCTAATCATCCCCAAAGCCGATAGCGCCCCCATGCCCGAGCCGACCAGCCCCAGGCCCGAGCCGATGGTGGGTTTTTGCGCGAAATTGAACGCGCTCATTGCGAGCCCGGCGACATTGCCGATGGTGCCGATATTGAGCGAGGAACTACCAAACGCACCGCCGCCCGATCCGAGCACGCCCGAGGTTCCCGGCACATAGGAGGCAGGATTTAGCGCATTACCCGAGCCAGCCGAGCCAAACAACCAACTATTGAGCCCGCCGGTAATCCCGCCGCCCGCACTGGTACCGTTGCCGATCCCGCCGGTGATCTTGTCGAAAATCCCGGAGATACCGCCAGAGGAAGAACCGCCCGCAGCGCCGCTAGAACCCCCCGCCCCAACCGCACCGCGCACCGCCCCGATAACATCGGTTGCCGTGCCGCGCAGCCCTTCGGTGATCGCCGTCGAGAGGGCAGCACGCAGGGCTTGCTTACCCAAACTCGCCAGCGTGTCGAACATGCTTTTGCCCGCACGCCCGCCGCTCTCAAACGCATCCATGATGCCATCGGCCAACTGATCGGAAAACCGTTCGGCGATGCGGGTGTTTTCCTGGGCAAACTTCTGCTGTTCGGCCGCCTGTTTGCGCCCGGCTTCCAGGGTTCGATCGGCCGTCACCGCGCGGTCGGCGGCCGCATTCGCTCGTTTCGTCGCCTCTTCCACGTCGCCAAGCTGCTTGGTTTCGGCTTCCAGAACCTCCTTGAAAACCCGCGCGCGCAAGGCCGCTTCGGTCTTGGTGCGGTTATAGGCGGCAAGGGAGGTTGCCCCGCCTGCCGTTGCCAGCGCTTCGGCTTCCAGCGTGGTGACAGTCTCATAGGCAGCGGCCAAGCGTTCGGCATCGATCTTTGCCGCCCGTTCGGCGATTTCCGCCCGGCGCGCCGTTGCTTCCGCCAGCGCGGTTTCGGTTTGGCCGATTGCCGCCAGCAGATCGCCATAGTCCTTATGGCCCTTGCTGGTTTGGGCGTACTGCCCCATCAGCCCTTCAAGCGACGTGCGTAATTTTTCAACCTCCTGATCGTAATCAACCAGCAGTTTCCGCCCTTCGGACAGCGGCTTTTCGTCAAACCGCTCGAAGAAGCCCGCCATCGACTTTTGCGCCGACTCGGCAGCATTCGCCGCGTCGCTAATCGCCGCCGCAATCTCGCGCTGGGCATCCTTGCCCGTCTTGGCCGCGCCCGTCGATTTATCGACCGCCTCTTGGTACTTCTTCTCCGCCGCCGCGCGCAACTCTGCGGCTTGGGCCGATGTAAGCCCGCCCTTGCCTTCGGATGCGGCGATCCGCGCCATTTCCTTATCGAGTTCGGCCTTGGCTTTAACCGCCGGAATCAGGTCTTGCCGCAGCGCGGCGGCCTCATCCTGAATCTGCTTCCGGCGGCTGGCCCCAGCTTGCGCCCGCGCATCGCCCTGTTCAATCCCGCGCTCTTCGCGCCCAAGGGCCTCCTCTTCTTTTTTAAGGGCACGCAGCGCATCGAGGCGCTTTTGCGCGTCGGCAAGCTGCTGCTGGATCGGATCAACCGGCGCGCGGCCCCGCCCTGGGGTATTGGCAACGGAGGCATCGGCCATACGCCGCTGCACATCATCCGTTTCCTTGGCGCGGTCCTGAAGCGCCTTTAACTGCTTTTCGGCTTGGGCAATCTGATCGGAAACACCCGGCGTTGCGATTTTTTCGACAAAACCGCCCGCGCCATCCACCAGACTTGCCGCATAACCGATCGCCTTCGCCAACCGCTCGGACAGCCCAACCGCCTTATCGAGCTTGGCCGCAAACCCGTCCCACGCCGTCGCAAGCTGCCCGCCCGCGCGCTCCATGGTCAGCGGCATTTGCGCAAACTGTTCGTTGGCCTGCTTGCTGGCGCGCAACAGGGCCGGAAACACCTTATCGGCCGTCAGTTTGCCCTCTTCGCCCATCTTGCGAAGCTCGCCAATGCCCACGCCCAACTCGCGCGCCAGGGCTTGCCCCAGCAGCGGCATGTTTTCCAAAATCGAGCGGAGTTCATCGCCCTGGAGCTTGCCGGAGGCAAGGGCTTGCCCCAACTGGCGCGCGCCCGCACTAGCTTCCTGGGTCGAAACGCCCGAGACCACACCAAACTTGGTAATGGTATCGACAAGCTGGAGCACTTCGGCGCGCGTACCGCCGATTTCTTTGGCCGCGATGGAAAAGCGGGTGAAACTATCGGCGGAATCCTTAATCCCCGCGCCGGTTTGCAGCGCGGATTTATAGAGCCCGTCATAGGCTTCTTGCGCGCCGCGCGCCGACCCGCTGAGGGCGGTAAACCGGCCCATAAGCTGGGTTTGGG